GACCGATTTTGGGAGGTGCCGGGAATGAGCAGCACAGAAATGAAAAGCTATCTGAGCCTGATCCCGATTTCTGCCAAGGTACGCAGACGACAGAACCGTATGACGATTTTGTGCATTTAAGACTGGGGTTCATCAGCAGGCTCAAGTGAATGAAGATATGCGGAAGTATCTTCCTTCACGCAGAGATCAAAACCAACCGGCTCCGCGAATGCGAAAGGATTCCCGCCATCGTCCGGGCCGATATGTCCGGGCAGGCTGCCAAGAGCGGTGATTCCTGCCTTTAGAGTTTCGTACTCAGCTGCGGGAATGGGCTGACCGCAATTCGGGCATCTGAAGCCATTACCAAGTCCGGCATCACGCCCAGCGCGTCGTATACCGGCATTGAGACGGCGAACGATTTTGTGCTGGCGTTCCAGATCGAGAGCACCCAGACCAAGGAAAGCCAGTGGATCGTCTGCGCCGACCATGTGAAGGAGCATTCCGGCTCCCTGAACGCCACCACCGAGGATGCTCAGTACATCCGTACCGGCAACGTCACCGAAAAGACCGGCACCCAGCGCACCCTTACCGTCAACGGCGACCGCTGCGTGGGCGATGATTTTCAGGATTTTGTGCTGAGCCACAAGATTGTGTACGGTACCGGCAGCGATATCATCGTGCCGTACATCTATTTCAGCCTGCGCACCGGCAAGGGCGAACAGGGCCGCGCTGCCATCATCGTCACCAGCGACGTAGGCGGTGCAGCCGGTTCCAAGGCCACCTTTGCCTGCGACGTGAAGGCCATCGGCACGCCGGACGAGTTTGACTACAACCCCGCCACCCAGTCCGCTGCGCCTGCAAAGGCCGTCAAGGGCTGATTTTTTTTCAAACACAGTCCCCGCTCCACACCGGAACGGGGATCTTTTATGCCGTGATTAGTTTTCTCCGGGGCAGAACCGGGGCACGGCTCAACTGAAAGGAGCCAGAACATATAAGTTCAGTCTGGATGCATCCAAGTCTAATGCCATCTACGGCCGCAGCGCCACCGTGCAGCCTGCCGCCTACTATGTGCACATCTGGCGGCGCGTGGCCTGAGAAAGGAGGTTTTGAACCATGAAGATCATTGACGAGAACGGTGCAGCCATTGAAAACCCTGACCTGACGCTTGGGTATCTGGTGGACGACACCGAGCCAGTGGAGCATCCCGCCGTGGAAGGCGTGGAGGAAGTGAGCCACTACGAGACGGTGGCGGAGTACCCCAACGGCGGCAAGGACGTGCAGCGGGTGGTGGATGTGCCGGGCGTACCTGCGCAGGCCGCATGGACCGAGCAGATGCCGGTGCAGAGATACATCCGTTATACCGCCGAAGAGCTGGCCGCGCAGGAAGAAGCGCGCAAAAAGCAGGAAGCAAAGGACAAGCTGCCGGAGACGGTGGCGGCGCTGAATGCCGCTCTTGCGGACGCAGACGCTTTGAACCTTGACCAGGACTACCGCATGACTCTTTTGGAGCTGGGCGTGACCGATGATGAAACCACCGCATAAACAGAAAGGAATGACTACTATGGCACTTTATAACACCTGCAAGCGCATGATCGAGCGCGGCCAGACCGCCGGTATGGCAAAGAAGCTGGATATCTTCTACGCCGCCAACAAGCTGACCGATGAGCAGTATGCCGAGCTGACCGAGATGCTGGCCGAAAAAACCAGCGCCTGACCCCGTGAAAGGACGTGATACATATGGCAATCAAACAGTACAGCCTGAAGAAGGACGGCAAAACCTATCTGGCCCCCTGCTTTCAGGTAAAGGAATTTGCGTGCAGGGCATCGGACACCATTCTGATCGATGACGAGCTGGTGGTGCTTTTGCAGTGTATCCGAGAGCACTTTGGCGCAAAGGTACATATCACCAGCGGCTACCGCACCGCTGCCTATAATGCAACGCTGCCCGGTGCCAGCAAGAACAGCCAGCACATTCAGGGCCGGGCTGCGGACTTCTGGGTGGAAGGCGTACCGGTGGCTACTGTGGCCGCCTACGCAGAGAAGCTGCTGCCCGGGCGCGGTGGCATCGGCCGCTACCCGAAGGACGCGGCGCACCCGACGCGCAAGACCGGCTGGGTGCACGTGGACACCCGCCCGAACAAGAGCCGGTGGACGCTGTGAGGTGAATAATGAGCAAGACTATTTTTATCAGCCAGCCCATGGGTGGCTTGTCCGATGAACAGGTACTTCAGGAACGCACCGCCGCGATCAGCAAGGCAAAGGCTCTGTTGGGTGAAGATGTGGCTCCGCTGGAAACCTTCTTTGATGATTTCGGCCCGGCAGCAAAGCCACTGGACTATCTGGCCCGGAGCATCGAGTTCCTTGCAAAGGCCGATGTGGCAATCTTTGCTCCGGGCTGGAAGAATGCCCGCGGCTGCCGTATCGAACACCAGTGCGCAGAGGATTACGGCATCCCCGTGATGGAGGTGTGAAACCAGTGGAAAGCATCATCTCAGCCATCCTTGCCGGTGCGGTGACCCTGATCGGCGTGCTGATCGCCAACAGCCGCAGTCAGGCCGTGACCGACACCAAGCTGGAAGAGCTGACCCGGGAGGTGCGGGAGCACAACAATTTTGCCCGCCGCGTCCCCATTTTGGAAGAGCAGATGAAGGTGGCCAACCACCGCATCGCTGATTTAGAAGCAGACGAACACGAAAGAGAAAGGACCTAACTATGGACGAACACACCTACAACGCACCCACCATCTCCGCAGGCACCATTGCCCGCACCGCCTGCCTGCTGCTGGCCCTGACCAATCAGGTGCTGTCTGCACTGGGCAAGCCCGTGCTGCCCATCGAGAGCCAGACCGTGGAGCAGCTGGTCACCGCCGGTATCACCACCGTGGCCGCGCTGGTCGCGTGGTGGAAGAACAACAGCTTCACCACCGCAGCCCTTCAGGCAGACCAGACCTACGACAAGCTGAAGGCACAGGGAAAGTAAGTTACACAGCGATACAGAGCACGAAAATAATCTGATGCTGTGTGCCATTTTGCGCCACTTTTTGCGCCACTGATTTAGGGAAGTTGTGGTAAAATAAGGGTAATCAAGGCGCTTCTTTCTAAAAACCAAAGGACGGCTACAAAAAGAAAAATCCCCAAAAAGCTAGGCACAAAGCCGCTTTTTGGGGATTTTGCTTTGGAGCTACTGACCTGATTCGAACAGGCGACCTGCTCATTACGAGTGAGCTGCTCTACCAGCTGAGCCACAGTAGCAGATAAAATTTTCTTGCATGTTCTGCAACGAGAAATATTCTATCATACTTCCTGTGCGCTGTCAAGATTTGATTTTGCGGCAGAACAGGTGCAAATAGTCTGTGACGCAAAAATATAACTGCCCTCCGAGAAAAAACTCGAAGAGCAGCCTTGCACACAAGAATAA